GAAGGACAACGATAGAGTCCTGGCTGAGCCTTGCGACCTTACCAAGCACTCCCTCTTGCCTTACAAGGGCAGCATCACCAGCAACAGCAGCGCATACATCAACACCGACAAACAACTCATCGGCATCGCTCCAGGCATGGAACTGGTATGCAACAAAGCGTGCGTTAACAATCTTAGCGACTGCATCGGCAAGTGCAGACTTACCAACTCCAGGTGGCCCTTCAAGGATTACAGTCTTAGATCCTCCAGCAGCAACGATGTCTACGCCGAAGGCATCAACAAGGCTCATTACTTCATCGCGACGTGGCAGATAGCCGACATCTTGCAGCGCTTTAGTAACCTCCTCTTTGCTAGAGAAATCTATTCCAGTGTGTTCAGTCATAACTTGTTCCCATTCCCCCAATTAAAATCATAAAAAGGATAAATCCGAGCGCCATGTTCGCTCCTCTCATAAACAAAAAAGCCCCCCAAAACGGGAGGCTTTCTTGCTTGGTTAGTGGTTAGTTATTCTCTTTCGAGAATCCTCATCCCTGGGTTCACCGCTGCATATGTATTAGCGAGTTCGATAAGGGTTACATCCTTCCAGTCCTTAAAGTTTCCAGGGTCCAACATCGATAGCTCGGCATGCAAGTCGTTGGCTATCTTTGACATTCTTTTGTACGACAATGGGTCGTAGTGCCTTGTAAACAATCCCTTATCCCTAAGGGCTTGGAAGAAGCTGTCTCGCCATTCACTCATCACCGGGCTCCCCAACAATTTCGGTAAGGAAAATGATTTTCTTGAGGAGTTCATCGACCAATTCCCTGAGCATCCGAATGGTGTTTTCATGAATGTTAATTCGCTCAGATTTCAGCTTCAACATTTCAACCAGTTGCTCTCGGCTAGCTTCATTTGGCTCACCCATCGTTGTAATCCGGCGAGATTGCTACCAAGATGTCGAACACCTCATCAAAGGACGTTTCCTTGCAGAGATCGCGAAGCAGGTCTTCAACCTCGCACTGGCTAATCAACTCACCAGCAAGAATCCCCGTATCAACAGTGACCGAGTCGGTATTGGCGCTGATACACGCACTTTCAACGATGTAATCAGTGTCAATGCAGATTTCATGCTCTCCAACTTCTCCAAGATCAACGCAGTGTTCGTAGTAGCAAGCGTTTGATTCCAGGCCAGAGTCAATTTCCTCAAAGTTATAGAGAGTTACGCTACCCATTTGACTGAACCTCCTGGTCGAAAAGACTGTTGTTGGTTTTGAATGAAGGGGGATCGCAGGAAAGTATCTCAGCATTTTCATGCTTGAAAGAGCATCCCTTGGATTTGAAGTGGGCGTTACAAACGAACGCCCACTCTCCACTGTTGCCGGGGATGAAGGCATCGAAGGACGCCTTTCTATCGCAGAAATTACAGCGGTCCATTACTTGATCACCTCGTCATTCGTTTCGAGGCACTGGAGAGAATCAATCCACTCGTAGTCGCTGAAACCCTCATCGAAATCAATGGGCTCCAGGGCACGGTCATCCTCCATATCGCAGGCATAATCAACAGCAGATTGAAAGTGATAGGCACCATCATCCTGCTCACGGCTAAGAATCCACTCTGCGATATCAATGTCGTTGATTGCTTCACTGTAATCGTAGAGAGCATCAATAAGCTCATCGCGAAGGGTATGAATCATTCCGTCAATAACATCGTGGATGCTCTCGGGGATCTGCTCAGCCTTGTATTCGCCCTTACGTGGATCAGCAGCCTTCATTCTAGTGGGGCCGACTCCCTGGAGAATTGCAGCGGAAATGATTTGCCATGCAATATCCGCAGATTCATGGACGGTGCGGAGTCGGAATGCCTCCTGGTCCCGTACCATCTTTGCGGTAGCAACTTCGCCCTTAGCACGACTGATACTCAAGGGAAGATCAAACTCCTTAGCCTCATCCAGGCTGTACTCTACGGGCTCAGCAACAAGGACATCGGCGGAATCAGGAACCTCATCCATGAAGTCGAGATTCAGTTCAGCATCGGGGTCGCTCCCCCAGTCTGGGCTTGCTCCAGTAAAGCTATTCATAAACTCCTTAATTGAGTGGAAAGAAAACCTGCTTTTAGATGGTGTAGTCACCGCAACCTCCTGTTGTTATTAGTTATCAAAGAATGCTCTGAATGAGCATATGGGAGTGCAGGATCGAAACCCTGAACTCCGATGCACTCACTGCTTATCGGTATAGAACCAGTGAACAGAAAGATAGGTCGTCCAACACCCCATCAAAGTCCAGATCCCCGGAGGAAATGGCATTAACGATAGCGTCGAGACTCCTACCGTAGTCCCTGGCATTGATGCAGCCCTTATCGGCAATAGCCTTCATTCCAGGGCGAAGCGTTGTAGCAATGAAAGTCTTAATGCCGTTAAGATCCATTGCGTTATATCCGCCTTCTGGTATTCCCAAATCAAAAAGATCATCGGCCGTTTTGATCGCCAGTTCGTTGAGTTCGTTACTGTTCACATCAAACCTCTAGTTAAATTGTGGGTTAAAGGAATCGCCTCGTGTCCAGGGACAATCGGCACATTCGTAAAGCTCATTAGGGTTCCAACTGAAGTCATCAGCGTCACCGTCAAGCTGCCCAGCCGCCCTATCACAAGCACCCTCTAGGTTCCTAAGCAGCGGCGAGCTGTAGAACAGTGTGTCGTCTATGAAATGACAGTTCATGAACTTTCTTCCATGTTCACTGCCAACGTCCCAGACCTCAATCCGGCGACCATCACAGTCAATGTCAAAGAAAACGCATGCAAGTTTGCCGACGTCCCTCCCCTCCTCTTTGTACTCTTTTATCAACGCTTCAATTGAGTGCGCCATTTTTCCGCAACCTCCTTGTTATGAATAAATACTGGGGACAGACCGCTCCCAGCGACTCGAACAAGGTAGACCGACGCTGTTCGCCTGTCAAGCTGACGCCAAAAGGCCAGTGATTCCGGGGGCTTACGGCGATGACCACCCAGACGGCATCGACACCCTCCCTATATATATCGCGGGCGCGCATGCGGGCGGGTGCGGGCGCGCGCGCACTTAGAGGCTTACAGCCTCTAAGCACCCGTGACGAGCGCCAGCGAGTGCTGCGATTCCCGGTGGTGGCGACGGGGAGGGCACCCGTGACCAGCGCCGTGACCCCCTCGACGGCAGAGCAGTGGCACAGTCAGCCTGTCAGCTTGACAAGCTCCCTGAGCTGTGCAATGATCGGCTCACCGTGTCACCAGCAGTGGCACCAGAAGTTGTGCCGGATGTTCCGGTCAACATCATTAACAACGAACGGAGGTGCATATGAGTTTTGACCTTGGAAGAATTATGACTACCCCAGGAGCATTGGAGTTGCTCGGGGTTCACAAGACAACAGTAGCTAGCCTGCTTAGCCGACACATTCAAGGGGATTGGGGCGACCTTGATGATGAGGACGTGCAGACGAACAACGATGCCTTGAAGTTGGGCAACCGAATCCTCTCCTCGTACAAGTTCCCTCTAGGTGAAAAGGTATGGGTCATCACGGAGTCTGATCGCTCTGCTACTACCCTTCTTCTCCCGGAGGAGTACTGATGGATAAAAAGGAAATGGCTGCTGAGTTATTCAATAGCTGGCGTGGTCAGTACATCATTAGTCAGGCTCTCTACAAAGCTATACAGGTAATGGAGAAGGTTGAGCCCCCTGTCATGAGAGAGCTATCAAACATAGAAGACATGAAGCTGATCATGGAGCAACTGTTCCCAATGTTCATGGCAATAGCGAAAGCCCAAGAGTCGGTGGGTGGGCCCGACTTCTGGAAGCGCATGGACATTGTTCAGTCGAACATTCAGCCAGAGAAGGAGGAGGCATGAAACAGTACACGATTGAGATATGCCCGGAGGACGGAGACGTTCAGCAGTGGAAGGAGGGACTGCATTTTGACCCCACGTCACCATCCCTACAGGTGCAGGCGTTTATCCGCAGAGTTGCCAGGGAGAAGAAGGCGACGTTCCGAACAATAGACACAGAGGCGGAGCCTCACTACGAGGGCTGGCTTCGTTATGAGATCAACATCTGCCCGGAGGAGGAAGCATGACTCGAATCGAATGTCCAAGCGAAGCATGGGATAGTTATGTCACTCAGCATGAAGAAGGCTGCGACGTATGTTGTGAACACATAGACGACTGCGACTGCCCTGAGTGCCCTAAGTGTGGTGGCGTTGGCGACCCTGAGTGCTACGAGAAGCATGGTCTAGAGCAAGCAAACTGCAACACTTCAGAGAAGGAGGTGCGAGATGAAAAATGAACATGTACTAGAGCTAGTAGAGAAGATTGGTGGAGATGGATGGTCGATCTTCGACGCCAACGATGAGATATTCGCCAACCTGCCAGACGATCTAAAGGACAGGGTCAAGATGGTGCATAAGTCAGACGGCACACCAAAGGGAAGCATATGGAAGGACGGAGAGATTCAGCCTCAGATGGAGGGCATCTATGCACTGGACCTTATGGGTCTGCTGGCTGTCCACGTTGGTGCTGACACCACAGAGGCGAGGAAGAAGATGGGTAGAGGCTTTCGCAGCAGTGCGCTAGCTAAAGCTATCGTAGAGAAGCTGGCACCAGAGAAGGGGGAAGCATGAGCAATGCAGTAACAACAGAGTCAATACACGAGGAGACAAAGGACGTTCGGACAGAGTGGGCTGCTAGACATTTGCTTGATCTAAGAGAGGCTTGCAAAAGGATCATCACGGAGGTCGAAGAAGCAACCTTCTCGGGGCCTCTCGATGAGGATGGGTTGATGACATCACCAACAGATCAGCTTCGCTGGGAGCATGAGCATGACGGGGTAGACCATGCGCGTTGGCTGCTTTTAGTGAATTACTGCGAGTCCGAGCTGGAGCGAAGTCCCGCCGTCCGTGCTGCTATCAAGCTACTCGACCAGCTTGGTGTCACGTCAAACGAAGCATGGGATGTAGCGATTGACCCAGATACCCCAGGGCACAGGCAGTTTCATATCGCGGTTGATGATGAATGGGATGCGTGGAAAGAGTATTTCAACAACAACCCGCTCGGGCCGAACAAGGAGGAAGCATGACAAAGAAATCAGCAGCCGAATACGAATACGAGGGACGACTTGCTGAGTGGATAGCCGACGACATCGCTGCCTACCCAATGAGCAAGGACGACACAGGGGTTCCCCGGTTTCCCAGAGAAGGAGGAAGCATGAGCTTCAACGAACTAGACAGCCTGATGATGCATGCAGACATAGCCAACCAGGAGGCCAAAGAGAGGTTTACCTGCGCCGTCTGTGATCCAGACGTACCAAACCCCGACGTTGACTGGTGCAACGCCTGTGGAGGAGGTGTGAGTAAGAAGCGAACGCACAGACCAGCACTAGACCCGAACGCCGCCAATCCAAGGGAGCCGTTTGTGGCGGTGCCCATCAAGGGGGAAACATGAAGTTTGATTTCATACATGTAATGGAGGCTCCGGTAGGGCCAGACAGAGAGAACGAGGAAGGGGCTATCAGCAAGGAATCAAGGAAGACCGTAAAGGAATGGCTTGATGAGATAGGTAAAGAGTTCGACATGACGTGTCCCAAATGGAGCGCGCTGGAGGCTCTGGCAGAAACCATTAGCGAGGAAGACCCTGAGCTAACAACACTGTTCGTTGATGATGAGGACGACTCACCCACCATTGAGCAAGCCCAGGAGTTCTTTGGTGGTGGCTATGTCCAGCTAGTCAGGACATTCACCGGGGCTCAACTGCTGATAGATGAGGATGGGTTGATGAAGGGGCTTCGGGTTAACCCCGTCGCCTCCTATCTCTACGGTGGGAAGATTGTCGGCAAGGCACTCGTGCTTCAGGGAGAAGCCAAATGGACGTGAGTGATAGCAGCAAGTCGCCATTACGCGGGCTCTATATTCAGCACCTCAGTGAGGATGAGATAGACGATATGAGGCAATGGGCCTGGGACAATTACAAACCGGGAGATGCAGTGAAATCATACTGGCACCCGATAGTTAGGAGGGAATGTGAACGAATCGAGAGAGGCGGCAACACTAAGAATGCTGCCGAAGACAAGCCTGGAAGACCGGCTACCAGTTAGGAAGAACTCAGCCAGCGCGCTAGAGATTGGCACCGTCTACAAGAATGAAGACGGGGGGTACATCATCAGGCGTGGGGAGAACATCCACTTCCGAATGTCTCCGACCGGATACCCGTGGGAGGTTGTCGAGGTTGGATACAAGGATCTGAAAGCGCTCATGGCAGACGGTTGGATGGTTGACTGAGCTACGCGGGACAGATACTGACCCGGCAATGAATAAATTAAAGAAAGGAGAACATATGGAAGACATTAGAAATCATGGGCTGAACCCAGACTGCGTCCCTACCGGGGTGCCGAAGGCAAAGCTAGCTACAAGGAAAAGGACCGCAATTGCAGCGGACGTTGAGTGTCCAAACTGCGGGTGCCTACAGATCATGGAGGTAGAGGTTCCCGTAAAGAATAAGCAGCTATCTGGTGGCAGTGGCGTTGGCTACTACCTCGGATGCCCTGCATGTGCTTGGGCCTCACCAATGATAGCCATTGCAACGTCACAGGGCGGATCAACAGAGGCTACGGAGGCATAGATGTTGTGGAGCAAGAGCATCTTTGATGCTGATTCAGCATGTCCATCACAGGCATTAAGGCTTCGCAACGGAGAGCCTGGAGATAATTGGGGCGGGTACAAGGTCGGCGCTCATGTCCATGACATGATCTATGCACACCTTATTGGTGCCGATGCCCCGGCTATGGATGGTCTTAGCTGCGAGGAAATGGCTGCGTCAGAGCGTCTGATGAATCGGTTTCTTTCCTTTGACCTACAGATCCCAGAGGCCTTCGTTGCTGAGCAGAGCTATGTCTCCGAGATTGGAGAGGGTGGTGTTCCAGTTGAATGGGACATTGCCCCAACATGGGCTATCCGTGGAGATGATTGGGACCCATCAAGGTCAGACGGCAAGACATTCTGGAGGGTGCAACCAGACGTGGCCTTTGTTGATGAAGACGGAGTGCTTGTCCTCTTTGATTGGAAGACAGCGTGGGGCCTACCATCCGATGCGAAGCTAGAGCAGGACGTGCAAGCCATTACCTACTGCGCTGCAATGGCAGACCTTTACCCAGACGCAAGGCTAGTCAGGTTTGTCTGGTGGAATGTCAGGTATCAGAAGGGGCACATGATCGAGAGAAGCCCAAAAGAGTGGCGCTCTCTGGCTCAGTCAATCTTCAAGGCTTGCTACGACAAGGACCGGATGGATGACGAGAAGATCATCTACGACACACGACCCGGTGAGCATTGTGGAAGGTGCAAGTACAGCAGCAAGTGCGTTGTCGAGTTGCCGGATGCGCCTCAATACCTGGATGACACTGAGCTTTACAGGTACTCGCAGAGAATCAGTGAGCTTGGCAGGCAGATCAGGTCAGGCCTGAACGACCGACTCAAGGCAAGGACCGGCGTGCTTGAGCTTGATAGTGGCGTGCGGCTTGGCCCATCCAACAAGACGTACAAGAGATGGGATCGTGGCAAGAAAGATAACGGAATGCGAGAGGCATTCCTTGAGCTTCAGCACCACGACGGTGTCGATCCTTTTAAGTTTTTTGATGTAAGGGGAAGTCTCAATGACTGGATTGAGTCTCTCCCAGAAGGCGTGCGAGCCGCTGTCGAGCCGCACGTCGTTGAAACTAACCGACAAGTTTTTGTGGAGACGGAATGAGCATACAAAGAATAAATAACCCCAACCAAATCAGTGGCCCAGGAATGGTCACACTGATAGAGAAGGCCAAGCCAAAGCTGGCAATGGTGTCTACTGCCTTCCTTAGTGAGGACAGGCTGTGCGCCCTTGCTCTGTCCATGTGGAAGAAGGACAAAAGGCTTAGAAGCTGCGATGCAGATAGCTTTATCCTGGCTCTCTACAAGGCGTGTCAGTTTGGGCTGGACCCAACTGGCATTGGCAACCAGGGGCATATCATTGCCTACAAGGGAAGGGCTGAGTTTGTCCGTGGCTGGGGTGGTGTAATCACTATGGCAGCAAGGCGTGGCATCAACATTGATACCTTCGCTGTGTACGATGCCGATGAGTTTGAGGTCGCAAGATATGTGAACCCTGACGGCTACCACATCGGGTTGCATCACAAGGAGTGCAGAGATAACCCAGATGAGATCGGTGAGGTGCGGGCTGCTTACGCAATAGCTACCTGCAAAGACTGGGAGCAGCCGATGGTCGAGGTCGCATGGCGTCACGACATTGAGAAGATCCGAAAGAACTCTGCCTCTCCAGGAAGCCCAGCTTGGAAGACGTGGTACGCAGAGATGGCAAGGAAGACTGCTGTAAACAGATTGTCGAAGAGGCTTCCCCTCTTTGTCCCGGTCAAGGAGTTGGTGGACAACGACAGGATAAACAAAACGTCTGTGCCGATTGCCGGGATAGCAAACGAAGACACCTTCTATGAGGGCCGTGTCGGCAACGATGTTATCGACGCCCCGATTGACGGTAAGTTTGTCAAGGAAAAGACAAGCAGCGACGGGCAGCTTGACCTTATCTCTACGGCACTCGGACTTAGAAACGACTACCCAGACATCTATGTTCAGGTCTTCGGACGCAAGGACGTAACCAAGATGGATGTCAAGGAGTTGCAAACACTGGTTGATAAGGTCACTGACATCGGAACCCACGCAGCCTCTGTGTCTAGCGCAGAGCTTGTTAAGCATGAGTCGCAGGAAGATGAGCTTGGCTTCTAGCCTACCTCTAAGGACCACCGCACCCCTCTAGGCTAGAGGTCATGTCATTGTGAGAATGCAGAGGGTTCAGTGGCTATGCCTGCTGGTGTTGGACATTTTCTCATTATCAGTCCAACTGGTGAACGGGCTACCTGCCTAGAAGGTGGCCAAACCAGCATTTTAATTAACAGGGCTCTTAGCTCAGATGGTTAGAGCATCCGGCTCATAACCGGCAGGTCCTGGGTTCAAGTCCCAGAGAGCCCACCAACAAAGGAGGCGAGATATGACCCATAGACTGTTGAACTACACAAACCCAAACGAGGCGTCGTCAATGACGCAGTGGGCGAGAGATTTCGTAAACAACAACCCGTCCGCAACACTTATCGACTATGAGAAGATCATGTCAGACCACGGTAGAAGGTCGGGAAGAAGCCAGTATTACCAAGCGTGCAGAGAGTATCGAGACAAGCACGGTCTTGGGAAGCTGCCACGAGGCGGCGACGGTAAGCCAAAGCCAGCCAACCACGGACAGAGATTGCCGACAAGAAAGAAGGTCGCAGCAGTGAGTATAAAGAGTGAGACAGTGCCAGCAAAGAAGGATAACGGCCTCCCACCAACGCTTGATGCTTTGAGGCGCAGTGGTCCAGAGGATGAGATCAGAGAGGTTACGATGAAGCTGCTGCTCTGGATGCAGAAGTACAACGTAAGAGTTATCAGCATAGAGTGTGATAGCCAGGAAGTGACCATGTCGAACGCGCCGGCCGTTGCAAGGCAGAGGGTTCCGTCACCGCACTTCACCGTGCAAGATGAATAAACACAAGCACGCCTATGGCAATTGGTTGCTGCACAAGCCAGCAGACAAGGGCTCTATGGACGACAAGGAGTTTATAAAGGGGCTCAGGCTTCCCCCATTCTGGTATCAGTCATGTGAGTGTGGGTACGAGAATTGGGTAAGAATGGATAAGAAGCCTAACAACTCATTTAAGTTTAATGAGATGCGGAGGGCGAGAGGCTTTGTCTAATGGGCGGAAGAAAGAGCAGGAACAAGGGAGCCAACTTCGAGCGGGCTATCGCAAAGAGATTGCGCGAATGGCTTGGCGAGGACTGGACCGTAAAGAGGAACCCAACTGATAGACAGAACGGGGTAGCTGGGGCTGGCGAGTTTGAACTTGTCGGTCCCTTCCCCTTCCCCTTCGCCATAGAATGCAAGGCGCACGAAAGCTTTGATTACTCACAGTTATTCAGGAGGCCCCTGACAGGGCCGCTAAGCGGTTTCTGGTCACAGGCTATGTCTCAGGCGCAGTCGTGTGGGAAACGCCCCCTGCTGCTTCTCAAGCGCAACAACGGACCCATCCTGGCTGTCGCTGAGATAGATACGCTAAGGGGTGCGGGGGTTCTTGCTGAATCCTCGTGCGTTATGAGGCTGTATGACCTGGGCTGCTGCGTCTTTCCAGCAGAGGACCTGTTCGGTACATGCCCGGAAGTCCTTTACGAAGTAGAGTGAACGACGTAGCCTCTAGGGGCTCATCCGTTCTCCAGTATTGCAAGCGCCCGTCATCCTTGGCGGGCGTTTGTTCGTTCTGGATCAGGAGAGGTCGTGGCTCATAATGTAGAGGTCTACCTTCGACGGATCTCCAGTGCCATCGCGAGAGGTTGATGCGGAAACAGACACCGCTGTGCCGAACGCGACCCCTTCATCTATGAAGACAGTCATGTTTCCCGACGCATCCAGGGGGATGAGAACATCGGCAGACCCCGCAGTTACAGTGTTTGAGTCAAACAGGCTCACATACCTTGTCGCCGCATCAGCGGTGAGAATGTGTATGACATGCACTGCGCCGCTAGATCCAGTTACGTCAGCGGCACCGGCCGCAACAACATCCGTGGCCCTGGTCAGCTTGGTGAGGAGGTCGGTTGTGAATGGGGATGTTTTATAAGTAGCCATTAGTCCTCCACCATAAACCTTATGGTTACAGCGCCCTCTGGTGCCGCGTTTCCAGCGGTGCCATTGGTTGTAAGCACGGCTGCATACAATTTACTCATCACAAAGCCAGTATCAAACGTGTACTGAAGCTTACTGGCTGCATCAGCCATAAGGATTGCCGTTGGCGTATCTGTGCCAACAACCGCTGTCCCTGATGTCCACATCTTTAGCCAGCAGTTTTCCGTATCATTGTTAGTGTTATCGATCTGAACGGCGAACACCCTAACCGGGGCAGCAAGGATGGTCTGGAGGGCGACTGCATCCCCCGAGTCAGCATCCTGAACCATCGTATAAACAGAATCCGCTGACTGAGCGAGAAGCGCTGTCTTATTTACAGCCATAGCTAACTGCCTTTCTCAAGCCGCTTGATACGACGTTCTATGCGACGACGCGCCGTCGCCGCCATCTTAGGACCACGCTTCTGAAGACGATCCTTCAGCCGATCCAGCCTCTTACCTCTTAGCTTCTCTGATCGCGCAGCCGCACGCCAGATACCAATGGCACCAAGCGCTACGAAGAAGACAACGATTCCGTCCAAGGCCTCAAGGAGTGGGTCCCCAAAGGGGATAGCATTGTCCAGGCGATAGCTAAGCTCGGCAGCGTAGGCGGCGTCTTGCTCGAATTGCCTGAGCCCCTCTACCTCCTCGGCCAAATCACCCAAGACATTGACAAGCATCAGCATCACAGGCCCTGTGTGCTTCTCCAGAGTACGAGCGGCGTCGGCCCGTTTCTTCATTCGGCTATCGCGTTTACTCATCAGCTTCCTCTGGCCCACGACATGGGCAATCAGACCAGTGCATATCGCATACTGTGCAGTAGTATCCCTTACACCCTGGACAAACTGTTAGCAGTTTATAGGGGTCATTCACTGCCGTCATCTTTCAGCTTGGGGGGTATCCACCCCTCCATGGTCTTCCCATCAACGAAGCCCTGGCTGACGCAGTAAGCAATGATCGCAGCGCAGGACAAGCGAAGCGCCTCGCCCATATCAACCTCTGCCGAGAGGTAAGACAGCAGGGGCGGAAGCACTGCTCCAGCAACCGCAAGGATTAGCTTTCTACTTTTCAACTTATCGGGAATCTTCATCACTCTTCTCCAATTGAACTGTCGTCGTCATCCATAGAGCTATCGTCATCATCCGAGAAGCCCTGCCACTGGATGAGAACAAGAGACATAAGTATAAATAGAGCTGACACCCCAGCTAGCCATCTAAGAAACGTTGGCCCTGGGTTGAGATACTGTTTGTTCATAACTACCACTCATCCAATAACGTATAGGTGAAACTATCCCAGCCTCGTTCAGACCTTTGCTTTCTACACACCTTCATGAACTCACGAAAGTGTAATGTTTCCTTGAAGACCTGACACCCTGCACTCCATACACCGATGGCATCACTCACCTGATCCCTCCTATACGGCGAAGAAGACGCTGCGTGAATGTTGATACCAAAGTATCCGCTCTGCTCGTCATGCCCGTAATCAACCTTCTCATCAAGGTTCCCGTCGCGCCACACACTCACCGGACCATTGCGCTGACACAGCGCCTCGTAGCGCGATTTACCATGCCTATCTATGCGGTAGGCCCCCTTGTATTGCCCTGGAATAAGTATGGCTGTACCGGCAGGGTTTAGCTGGTTGTCCCTGCTCATCAGGTAGTGGTGCCCAGGCTCAGTGGTGATAGGCCACCAAAGGTCGCGCCACTGACCACGTCCATCCTTAAACAAAACGTGAAGCGCGTCATCAAACGAGTTGGCGGTGCCGTGCTTCTTGCGGATGCCAACCACATTCAGATTGAAATTGCCGCCCGTGTAAGCGGTCATTCCAAGCGATTTAATGCGGGCCAGGATAGGGTGGTTCAGCGACACTGTGCCCCGGTCGCTTGGCAAATTGCTGCGATAGAGATCGCCTGCTCTGCCACGTCATCTCGAAGGGCTCTCTGCTCTACTACAATTGTTTCTAATTTGGCCCCTGTGACTGGGTGCGAGTCGAGCGACTCATGGTTATCCAGGTCTGCGACTACGGTTGCCACGTCCGAGCTACTGCCAAGCATCGTTTGGTACATAGCACCAAGGCCAAACAGGACGGGGATGCACCAGAGGGCAACCTTGATAAGAGTGGATGGGTCTAATCGGTTGGTCATAGCTACTCAATCGACTCAAAGATGGCCTCAAGGCCGTCCTCGTCTATGTCTGATGTGAAGAACCCAATCGGCCCCCAGCGCCACCCGTCCCACTGCTGCGCCCCAGAGTTCTTCATAGCCAAGCCCAGCGTTAGCCCATCGTGGCTGTGGTCTGAGGTGCCAGATATTTCCTGCCTACTGGCCCACTCAACGCCTACCCTGGCGGTGTAAATTGTAAAGTCGTGAGTGTCGGTCTGCCTCCAGCCAATGAAGTACCACGCATCAACCACCATAAATGATGCGCCGTTAATGCCAAGCTCTTGCGGGACGCTCATCCTAATCTTGCCAAGGCTGGCGGTGCCCTTGTAAAAACCTAGAGCGAGGTGCCCAGCTAAGTCGGCAGATGTTGAACTGCTGTCCCCGTCAAACTGAAATATGTTTCCGTAATTAGCGGAACCCCAATTAGCCCCAGCGTTCTTGAAGAACGCAAAGCCAGACTTCGCTCCAGTAGTTCGAGTAAGGCAATCAGCGAGTTCGGTCGATTGCGCGGTTCCTGAGTCGATGCCGACAAAGTTCGATGCGTCAGACTGAATCGACTCAATGGCAGAGGTCAGGGAATCTGTTGTTCCAATGTTGTCTTCAACTACGCGGAAATTACCAGTTGAGGCCACCACTGCGAGAAGGTCTGGATTGTCGTCTGGGCCAAGCTGCGTCATTGCCACGGCATCGTCGGAAAGATCCCCTGCCTCCTTTGCGTTTGGCGACCACCAAGCAGCTAGCGTTTCTATATCATTTATGTATGAGGCAAAGCTGTCGCCTGCCTCCTCTGCCGCAGTGGGTGGAATGATCCTTGTAACCGATTCCCCACCGGGAACACTGCGAGCAATCGCCTCACCTCCGGGGGCAACGCGAGCAATCGCCTCGCCCCCAGGAGAGAGCCTTGTGATGGTGTCTCCACCCGGTATCAGTCTCGTTATGCTCATACTCTTCTACGATATAGCCCGAACATACATTGTTACCGTGTAGGTAGTGTCGTCCACCGAGCCCTGTTGGGGGCCGATCTGGACCTGGGGCTGGGTAAAGAAAGCCATTGGCGCATCCAGCAGGTCTACATGGTCAGCCATGCCACCGTTGTTTGCTGTGGTGTTGTTGTATGTAGCGCTATATATCAGGTGCCCTGCCCCTGGCGCGCCAAGATAAATCTTCACCGGTATGGCGGTGTTCTGAGGATCGACGTTCGATGCCCTTACGCGAACCCCATGAAGGTATCCACGAGAAATCGCACCGCCTCCAGCCTGTAACGGGCCGGCGCTACTGGTTCCGGTGCCGGTAATGGGCGCAACGAAATCGTCTACGGGAATCCAGATCTCCCTAGTGTTGTAACTCATCTCTCATCTACTCCAATAGTTTCGTAAAAAATAGAATTGTGTACGTCTTGCTACCACCACCACCAGTGTCCTTGATTGTGAAATGTGGTGCATCAAATATGGGAACCGATGCAGTCCTTCGAGTTCCCGCGCTGGTCAGCATTACCAGGGCCTGGGTGTCTACGCTGAGATCAATCTCTGACTCGTGGTACAGGTAGGTGGCGGCAAGCTCCCCATATACCTTCACGGTTGCTGAGTGACCTGCGCCAGCGGAAGCATCAACAGAAAGCTGAAAGCCGTATAGCGCAGCAGCCTCTATTGAACCATCAGCCGTCTTTATTGGCGTGACGGCGGTAGTCGCTCCAGCACTGACAGAGGCGAAGCTGTCTCTTTGGGTAACGGCCCAGACCATCGCTTCCTCCTGCCCCTTGTCCAACTGTTAAGCGATACACAGCCGGTGGGTCTATGGGGTTTTAACCACCCTAACAGACAATCCCCTACTGAGGAGCCTGTTGCATTAACTGCTCAAGGCGACCCCTATCAATGGGCTCTCGCTCAACAGGCGTCCTCTTAACAGGCAACCTGCCGTAAGACGGCACCTCAAGCTCACCGTCCTTCGGGGGTATTCTCCTAACCGCGCGCTTGATGTCCACAAAAAATGTTTTGTCCTGAATCTTGATCTGCCTCTGAAGCTCCTCTAGAAACTCCCACTCGTAGTATTTCAACTGGTTCTCGAAGTCGAGAGAGTATGGGCGATTCCCTGTCAGGAACGCCATCGCCCTCTGCAATCCAGTGGCCGCATCTGCTGGGTCCTCGTACTCGGTCGCCCTTGATGTGAAGGTACTTTTTTGAAGCTTTAGCTGCTCTCCGATGATTCGATAACCAGGAAGCTTGGTCATTAGATAGAAGTTCTCAGGGTGCATAGCCCGATAGTCGTCCTTCCAACCAATGATCTTTTTATTCTTGTCAAAGACTGGCCGCTGCCCTGGCGAGGCAACCCACTTGCCTGTCTTTGAATCTTTCTTTACCGGGAAACCGGCAACCTTTTTAAGGAACGGGCTGGCATCCTTCAACTGCTTTACGTTGGAAAGCTCGTCCCAGCCCCTGCCGTAGTAAACAGATTTCTTGTCAGCGAAAAACTCAAAGAGGGTTAGCAGGTCTGGGCGTGCGCGCATCAGCAACCCCGCTGGCTTACCGTCTGACCACCTACCAAGCATCTCTATAAACGCCTGCTGAGGCAGGCCCTTCAGGGACCAAGCTGTTGCGGGGCCGGTCCTAATCATGATCTGCCAGCGGAGGTACTCTGGCATCGCCTGTATTTCCTCTTCGTTGAACTGCCCCTTGAAAATGCCGTTCAGGAAGTGACCAAAGACAGCCGCCTGCCTTGGCTTCTTAATCATCTGATGTATCTGGAACCGCATGTTTCCAGCGTCCCATGTGTAGAAGAAGAACAGGCGTCTGAACGTATGCTTCTCCACTGGGGTCAGGTGCGAGTAGTTTCGCAGCGCATCATCAACTGAAGCGGCAGCTTCCTCTAGCGTCTTCCCCGCACGAAGCTCTCCGACAGCCAATGTGATTCTGGCCTGCGTCTCAGCAGCCTGATTCAGTCCGGTCATCATCCTCATGTAGCTAGGCAGAGATAGGCCAGCTATCGCGGATGCTATAACGCCCGGCGCGCCGAAGACAGATCCGATAGCGCCAGCAGCGGTCATCCCGACAGCGCGCTCTCCAAAGTATTGAACCGACCTCTTGGCCCCCTTGGCGGTTCCCACATCAATCGCCTTGCGGAAGGCGTCCATCTCCTCAAACCAAACACGGTTCCAGCCCTGCTTAACAGCCTCTCCAGCCTTAGATAGGCCGCTCATTCCCTTGACGGCATCTGACGCAAACCCGTGAGAAAGGATCTCACCGAGAAGGGCTCCTGGATACTGGCCTATAAATCCACCGGCAGCGGCTCCGATTGGGCCAGCAAACGTCCCTCCAAGCGCAGCGCCGACGCCTGCTCCAGCGGCAGCGCCAGCTAGCTGTGGACTCGTCCTTCCTGGGCCGATTGCACCCATCTCCTCCAGGTACATTCTGCTCAACGGTGCTTCTGAGATGCCTGCGATATCGAACGCCTCTCGCCACTCGCCAACAGTCTTCCTGTAGTTGCCAATCGTTACATATGAATCAACGTGCTTCACGCCCACCTTCTTATGGAACATGATCTTGTCTGCCGGGGTTAGCTTGGAGAAGATCATCATCGCATCAGCGTGATTGGCTGGGTTGAACACCCCAGCGCCGAGCTTCTGAGCGATTGAGGCGTGGTTTCCGCTGACGTTCAGGGCGATGTGGGCGATGCTGGATATGGTCGCCATGCTCTTTGCTACTGCATGGAACCCATCAAGCCACCCCATCCACCAATTGCCAGCGGCCCAATCGGGCTTATTGATCCATCGAAGGTATTCAACATATGGGGTTGGGGCGTATGTGTACGGCATCCCCTTCATCGCCTCTATGTGAACAACATCTACACTGATTCCCCTCGCCCTCAGCGTAGAGGCCACCTCCTCTGGCGAGAGGTCCCTGAGCATCGTCATGATTGCGTCTTCGTAGGCCTGAAGCTCTTTGGGAAGCGGTATGCCAGTGGCTGACTGAACGCTGTCGTACTTGGAAAGGCGTGAGTACCCGAACTCCCTCGCCCTTATTTCGGCGGCAGCAACGGACAACCCCTCAACCATCTTTGCGATCTCCTCACCGACCGGAAACATTTCCCTGATGTCTCTGGCAAAGATGGCGTCAGCGGTTCTGCGATTCGTCTCCTTGATATAGCGTTCAGTTAGGATCTTAAAGTCGGGCTCAAAGAACTCATAGAGTTCGCTGCCTGTAAGGTTGTTACGGGACCAGGAAACAGCCCTCTCCCAGCCATCAACGGAAAACAGGCTCTCAAGCCTTCCCTCCAGCGCAGCCTGCTTTACAAGCTCTGGGTCCATACCGGAGAACGGGGCACCAGGGCCCCACGCAGGTCGGTCAAGCTCCATCGCATTGTGATAGAGATCCTCCTTAGAGATGATGTCTCTCTTTTGCTCATTGATGTCGTCCAAGACCGAAGCCTTTGTCCGCTGATGCTCAAAGAAACCCTTCTTTGTAGATGGCATGCCACCGCGAAGAAGCGCTGCCGTCTTGCCCCTCGCAATGTTTGTCCTTATGTGCGGTATATAGCTACCGATATTGGCCCTGGTCAGGAAGGCTTCTTTATCAAACGGTATTCTGGCCTTGGCCTCAGCCTCTACAATCTTCTTGGTTAGCGCCTTCCTTTCTGCGGGATCTCTGGAGAGTGTCCTTTCCGCCTTAAGGATGTCTATATCAGCAAGAATCAGGGGGTCCCTGCCGACGAGAATGCCAGCGTCGGTCATCTCCTTAAGCTGCTTCTCAAGCATGTCATCAAGAAGGCTTGCAGCCTTCAGCGCCTTCTCTATCTGCTCATCGGTGAACCCTTCTTTCGAGCCCACCTTTACGCGACCCCGCTTGAGCGTAATAAAAAGCTCCTCCTCACCAATCATCCCAAGCTCTTTAGCCAGAGCTTTGATTTGCGGCGGGGCATCCTTTGCCACCCCATACAGCTTTCTATTTTTCAGCAGTCGCTCGACCTTTCCCTTCGTAGCCCGATCAAGCCCGTCGTAGATCCGCATGGTTTCGTCATGCCTAAACGCCTCTAGAGCTATCTCCCTGCGAAGGGTTAGCTCGTCGCCATATGACCTAGCCCACTTCTTCGCGTTGAGAATGACATTCCACATTTCGCCAGGAGTGCGAAGGTCGTACCCCATCTCCTTCGCAGCACCCATGATCGCTTCCCTGGTTTCTGGCATGTTGTCCAGAATCTCGTCCATCTGCTTGCTGATTTGAGTAACAACAATCTTTGGATCTTTCGTTACATCAGGGATGTCGTGCTTGACCTTCGCCCTCGGGCCCATCTCTCTTCCTGGGGGTGCCATGGTATCTAGCGCCCGCTGAAGCTCGCTCTTTGCGTCAACTACCCGTATACCCCCCTCGGCCCTGCCAAGCATCTCGCCAAGAACCGTATCGGCCTCCTCACCATCTACGACCCGCCTTACCCTCTTGGCCTCCTTCCTGGCCCCAGTAAGTTCAGAACGAATGAACGTTTCTCGATCCTTAATCTGACCATCAATCCACGTGATTGCATCCCTGGCGCGCTGAACGGTTTCATCGGACGCCTGCGCTGGCTTGATTGCTGCGATGTCTGCCGCATCCTGGAGCAACGGGTCAGCGTCGTCCATCCCCCTTGATAGCCTTAGAACCTCTTCTTTTGCCCCCGCAATAGCCGATTCAAATCTACCTAGTGAGCTGGCCACCTCCTCACGACTCGACCCGACCAGGGCGGCATTGAGGTCTGTCATTGGAGCTGTTCTTCGTGGGTCCCCACGCCGATAAGCAGAATCAAGAAGGTCCCTTGTTGAGGCTCTCAGTCCGCTAACAATCTTGTTGACCTCTGTAAGGGGCACGTTTCTGTATGCGAAGTCTTGAATCTGCCCGCGTATTGGGGCCCACGCAGAATCGAATGTGTTAGCTGCCTCGGTCGCCTTTCTCGAGTTGAAGGATCTAAGATCCTTGATGCGGACCTCTCGCCTCGCCATGGCCGGGTGCCTACTAACGTAGTCCTTGGCCATGTGCTTAAGAAGCGATGGATACTTCTCGCTTACGAAGTCCATGCCCGACACCTTCTTGGGCGGCCTCACTCGAACGGTCACACCGGGTTGCCACGTTGCCTTTTGGACGGCACGCTCCAGTGCCTGCATGTTCTTGGCCTCAACCTTGCTGAACTTCCCAGGAGTCAGCCATCCAGGCTTTAGAGTTACCGTGTATGGGCCACCGCGAGTGCCCTCCATGCTCGCAACTCTTATATCGGCCTTAATGCCTCTTTCACCATGCGGTCTTGCAGTGGGTGGCGTGGGGGCTTTGGGCGGGAGTGGGAGTGGGAGCGTTTCCGCTACTTCCGCGCCACCAGCAGCCTTCCGCAATTCATCCCTGTGCTTAAGCCACTCTTGAGCAAGGCTGACCTTTTGATCGTGAAACCTCTTTCGCCCGCTCTCTAGCTTGTCAGCATGCTGTTTCTTGGTTAGCTCACCACCATCACGCTGGTTCTGAAGCCTGCCCTCGTAATCCTTTGCCCTCATTTCGAGAGACTTAATGTCTCCGAAGAAGTCATCGTAAGCCTGGGAGATCCCTGGCCCGCTATACATGCTTTTCTCTACCCCCTCGGCCCGAGATGGCCTTGGCCCTCTAACTGGGGCTGGGGTCATTACGTCCATGCCAGGGAAAATGGTAGATGTCTTGGTCGGTATTACGATGAAGCCATCGTCAGCCAGCTTCTCAGCGAGGGCCTTAAACATCCTCTTGTCAGACGAGAGCTTGGTAAGCCGAACAAACCCCCTACCTCTATTAAAGCCACCAACCCTGCTCGTGGCGTTGTGTCTCTTGTCCTTCCACCCCCTAAGGTTAAAGTCCTTAGCGATAGGGAGAACGATATTAAAGACATCATCAAGCTCTGGCGTTGGGCGTGGCACTGGAGCCCGACCAAGGATTTCCGCAACGCCGGGAGCAGCCGTATCCCACTCCACCAAAAGCTCTTCCCCGATTTGACCAGAGGCCCAGTTAGCTTCAAACCCCTTATCCCTAAGGGCCTTCTTGATCTTTACCGCGACATCCACTCCCCCCATGTTGGTTACATCAATGCGATTGCCCCGCCTCTTGTGAAAGGTTGGGATCGGTGAGTCACTGCTTTTTGCTACCTCTTTAATCGTCTCTAAAACGACAGAGCGAGTGTGGCGATCCCCCATCGCAGCACGGACTTCAGCAGCCTCGGCCCTCACACTGGCCTCCGAAGTCCCAGATGGGACCTCATCAACAGCGGGAGCGATGTCTTCGATTATCGGGGCTACATCGTCCGCAGCCTTCGGCACAGCGGGCGGAATCTCGGCAAGCTTTGCGTCTGCCTTGATGCTTGAGAGGGCGGCGCGCAGCCTGTGTTCGGTGAGAAGCTCATCAACCTCATCGGATCTAAGGCCAAGCCTTTCGGTCAGATCCTTCTTTAACTGGGCCCTTAACTCGGCCCTCGTCCTGAATGACTTATTGCCTAGCTCCGCTAGCGAGGGGGCCTTCCTGTGCCGACCAGAAGCCTGCCTCTTTATGGCATCAAGGGAGCGATTTGCCCTGGCAACCTTGTCCACATCCTTGGACACGAGATCGGCAAGAAGAGCATCTGCCTCATCCTCCGTCCTCCCTGCCGCCCCAGACAGGTCCCTAAGAGAGGCCTGTACCCTCATAAACGCAAAGGCTACAGACAGATCATCTGTTGCTGATCTGAGGATCACCAGTGAATCGTCAAGTTCTCTTACAAGCGGAGAGTGTTGACCGCGAAGGCTCTCTGGGTCCAGCAGCCTGTGGAAGACAGCCTCAAGATCCTTTGTAACCTTGATCTCCTTTGCTGGTTTTCCAGTTCGGGGAAGACCGGCCCTCACATGCCTTGGCGCATCTTCCCCAAAGAAGGCCCTTACCCTGCCCTTCTCTCTTCCTGTGATGACGTAGTAGACATCAAACAACCAGTCCTTTGCCTTCTGAAAGACCTCCCGGAGCGCCGACTGGTTCTTGAATCCGGGCGGCATTTCCCCGGTCTTCACCCACTTCACAAAGGCCCTGGCAAACGCCTCCTCTGCAAGCTCGCTCCATCGGCCAGTCTTCTCGTTGACCACCTTCTTATCTTTAAGCTCTCTCCTGACCCATGCTGCCGCCACCTCCATGTCCTGCTTAGGAAGGTCGCGACGGAAGATGTGGCCCAACTCCTCCATCAGGGCGGTGAAGGCTTCTGGCCCCTTCACATTCTCAAAGACACCAATGACTGCCTTGCCGTCTTCAAACTTGGTATAGGCGAGTGGGTCTAGCCCCTGCTCTGCGCGAGAGAACAAGATGCGTGGGTCTTTGGGGTCGAAGGTGCCTACGTTGCGGGTGGACTTAATCTGGGTGGGCTTGAAGGCGACGTAAGTGTCGCCAAGGAGGGGGCTTCTCCAAACGACTCCATCGTGTCCAAGCTCTTTGGCTCGTGGGATTAGCTCAGCCATCACCTTGGTGCTAAGTCGGTCGGGATCTCCAAAAGAGGCGGGGTTCCACTCCATCGGGTTCTCAATCTTTAGGTAGACCTCTAACCCCTTATACTCTGGAAGCCTATCTATCCTCCCCCTAGTCCCAATGTAGGTAGCCGAAGCCTTGTCGGTGACGAAGAAGTACGCCTCTCCGGCCAGAGTGTCTGGCTCGCCCAATCTCGTCCCAACAAACTCAGGAGAGAACGCCTCAAACTCTGCCATCGTCCCATGATAAACCCTCAACGGCTCGCCAGCCTCATCGACAACCTTTGAGTCACCGAACCAGCGCTGGAACTCTGGGGATCTGATCTGCTGCTGAGCCTTTATTACGGGGTCGCCGCCGACATACATGCTCCTCTGAAGGTCAGCGGTGGGAGCCTTTACGATGTCTTCGGTGATACGAAGAAGCTCGGTGAGGGCGTTTACCTCGTTCGACTTAATCCCCAGAAGCTCAGAAACAATTCGAACGAACTTAGTCCAGGCGCTCTCACCCTCGATCTTCATTCCAATGAGGAAGTCCTGGAACTTCTTATTCGTTAAGCCCCAAGCGAGAAGCTCGCTCGGAATGATCTCATCGGGACCACCAATCTTGTCGAGGAACCTGCTCTCAGGGCTTGTTAGCCAGAGGTCTATTTCAGCCTGACTGCCGCTGGTTGGGGCGGTGCCCTTGTCTAGGAATGAAGGCGGATGATCCTCCTTCAAATACTCATCAAGCATCTTTATCCTGTATTCACCTATATCCCCAAGAAGCTGACGAAGTTCAGCCCCGGCTACGTAAAGGGCGCTCCCCTTATTCTTGAGAAGCGTAGATAGCTCCAGACGATGAAGTGTCGCAGCATGAAGCAGCTCGTGGACGGCAGTCTCGACGGTAAGGCCACCATCTCCATATACGTCATCCCTAAGCCATACAGCCACCCTGCCTGTTGTCCTGTCTGCCGAAGCCTTCCCGATAGCGGTTCGACCGTCCAGAACCTCCCATGGTGCCCCGTCCCCGCCCCCCCTGCCAACGCGGACTGTCATGCTGGCGTCATCTAGGACCGGTATGATCAGCCTAAGAATGTGCTTGGATGCCTCGTCATCTGTGTTCTTGGCTAGCCATTTTGCTACCGATTGAGCGCCCTCAAGCTCGTCTATCTTCTTTCCAAAAGAGGCCCAATCAAGGCCAGTAATGCCGGTTTCCGTGTGCTTTACAGGCTCATCGTCCCAGCGGATTAGGCCCCTCGGCCCCTCTGGAGGAGATGCCATGAGGCCTGTTATTGGCTTATCTCCCTTGGGGAAGGGGATTAGCTTTCCCTCTCCATGAACCCACAGAGACAGGTCATCTGCGCTACTAAACGCCATTGGCGATGCGTCGTATCCAGGGACTACGCTCCCATCAATGTTCATTGCGTAGCCAGCGTCCCTTAGCTCATCCATCGCGCCATGAAGGGGCTTCGGTATCTCGCTCAGATCAAAGCCCATCGACTCGCCGCCAAGCTGAGCGCCAATCACACGCCCCTCTTCATCGACAATCGCGTATGTGTTCGCCTCCCAATCCTTAAGGCGTCCAGAGTCGTCAAATATATCGAGCTGGGCTGCGGGCCATTCCTCCTTCGGAGCCATTTCTATCCGCTTTATTATGTGACCTATCGACAGCTTCGGGATTCCGTGCGAACCCGGAATCTTTGGCTCCCACGAATTGCCATATAGCCCCCACTCGGTATTTGGGTCGGCAGCTATGCCGTACTTCGGCTTTCGCCGTGATCCGCGAACTGGAGCTTCGCGAAGAATCTCTCCAGCCTTGATCTCATCACCAGCACGATTGACTAGCTTGTACTGCTTCTGAGCAAGCTCGATTATCTGATTGGCGATGTGACGATGCGACGTCGTGAGCGACCCAAGGTTTGACGTGTGCCTCTTTGATTCCTCAAGAAGCATGTCCCATCTCTTACCCAGCCTCTTTAGCGGGTCTGGGCCACCACCCTCAGTCCTTACGGCAACTCCAAACCTTTTCTTGATGGCAGCTAGGTCGGCATCAATGACATCCCTTGCCTTTGTGATCTCATCCATCTGAGACTCAATTTTGCCAAGCTCATCTCCCAGCTTGTTTGCCTCGTCAAGTCGCAGGGTCCGAGCCGCCTCGTAGAAATCAACGACCTTCCCCGTCTCCCTGTGGGAGAACAGCACGTTCCTGCCGAACTCCTTCACCATTTCCGGGTTCACACCAGCCTGTAACGGGAACTCGTTGCGGTAGGTATGCGCGTACCAAGCGTTCGCCATGTCTTCGGGAAGCCTGTGCCACTCGGCCCAGGTCCTTGCCCGCATGTCGTTGAAGTCCATCCAGACTTCGCTTAGTTCAATCTGCTTTCCGGTTTTTGGATCTCTTACATCTCCAATGACCCTGCTTACCTGATCCCAGATATCATCACGAAGCTTCGACCAGTCCTCCTTGGTCCCTTCTGGCAGAATCCGGTCACGACGGTATCCCTCAAAGACCCTGTTGATGTCAGCGCCCTCTCCGCCAGAGATCATCTCGTCAATGGACTTTGTCTGCTCAATCCTAAAGTCATTGATCCTTGATATGGCTTCCTCAAAGGTGTCTGCGCTAGTCCACACCCTGTTCTTAATCAGGTCTGCAAACTCCTGACGCCAACCCATCAACTCACGGATCTGAGTCCTTACGGGAACCATGTCGTTAAGGACGCGTACCTCTGACTCTCTGGCGAAGATGTCGGCAAGCGTGTTCTTCATGGACTTGCGAAGATCAAACATCCCGCGACGGATGGTCTGCCACGCCTCCTTCCTGGTGGACCTCTTTGACAGATAACTCTCCTCTGCGGATCTAGCGGCCTCCATCCAGTTGTCCAGGAATCCATGCTCGGCAGCGATTGCCTCCATCTCGGAGCGGAACTGAGGGGGAAGCTCTGCGAAATCTCCGTCCACTGCCTTTTGATAAAGCTGATCTATTCTGTCAAGAGATGACATCTTCTCGATTACGCCAGCGGTTGCTGGATCGTGGCGTCCAAGCTCCTTGAAAAGGACTGCGAGCCTGAGGGTTTCATCGTCCGCGCCAAGCCGCTTAACCTTGTCGTAAAAGTTAGAAGCATCCTGGGCGCTCAGAGTCGCCTTTCTATGGCGATAAACCTCCATCATTTCAGCGTTTCTAAAGGCCGCTTGATGCAGAACCCCGTGCCTAGCAACACCCTTCGGGGCGTATGTCGCCCACTTAAGCTGAGATGGCTGATCCCCCATCTCCGACAGCTTCGCCATAGTTGCATCAATCTCTGGCGTTCTCTCTATCCTCCCCTCGCGTATGCCTCGCTCAAGGTCAACCAAGACGGAGCGGTTCACATCCCCAACAGCGCGCTTGGACGCCATTGGCTGAGCCTTCTCAAGCATGATGATTGATTCAGCGGTCCTCCGCATCGACTCAAGGTATGGATACCTTTTCATCAACCCCAGGACCATCTTTGTCCTGACGTTATCCATGCTGTGAAGCATCCTGTTTCGCTTGAACGCCTGCTCCGCAGTTTCCTTGCCGAACCGAACCGGAGTCTCCCACTTAACAGAGCCAGCCCAGACGTTGTCCATCGTCTTAACGTCTACGCCCTTGTACTGGACGTTGATCTCTTTAGGAACCTGCTTGCGGCGAATGGACTCGTTTACGATTTCCGCCCAGGCTTCTTCTGCGCGATAGGTTTCCATCGCCGCCTGCTCTGTTATCTCGTCCTTAGTCAGGGCATCCTCTATGTCTAGGCCCTCTTTCCCTGGGGACGTGTCGATCCTTCCCGGCCTCCTGGATGGAAGCTTCGAGCCAGCAGCCTCAAGAATGTCGTCTACGACGTGACCCATCATTGGGTTTTTAAGCTGGCTCAGTATGCGCGGAGCCTCAACGCCGTAGAAGTTGGGCATTTCGTGCTGGAATGCCACATTCGCTGCGTCAATCTGCTCCTTGCCGTAACTGCTCCTTGCTCCATCCAAATGCCTTGGGTAAGCATCAGCGGCCTCCTCTGGGGTTAGGTTCCCAGCCCTCACCTGCTTCTGAAGATTGGCCCTCACCTCCTTCTCAAGAAGCTCATCAATAAGACCTGCGCCATACTTTGTGTTTCTAACCCCAGCCAAAGAGGCAATCTTTGGGGCCTTCAAAAATATAAGCGGGTCAAACATGACCTGACCGATTAGGCCTATGAACTCGTGACCACCCACGCTGCCTTCAGCAGCAGCTTCCTCACGAGCATTCATATACTCTTTCCAGCCGACCCCCTCCTCCCACTCGTGCTTAGCCCAGTTTGGCGTTATTTCCGCCATTATCCCACCGAGCCCAAAGCCGAGATCGGATAGCGAGTCTGCTCCAAACTGAAAGAGGTTGCTGGCCTCAGCGTCAATCGCAGCAAGGCGCTCCTTGCCCGTTCCGCCAAAGTCCTTGCCGCCGATCCACCTCTCACTTATCTCGTCTCCGAGCTTGTTTACCGGGAGCCAGGACATGCTTCTAAGGATCAGGTGCGCGTTTTTGTAAGTCCGCTCCCCGTCCGAATCAATTCCGTGAATGCCGCCGTCAGCCTTCTTGTACTGGTCTGAGAACCTGTCCCACCAGTCGGAGGGGCTATGCACATCTACAAATCCCTGAGCAATCTCCTTCCTTCGATCCTCTGCGGTTGTATTTATCAGGGCTCGCACCCAGCGACCAGATACGTTGTCTAGCCACTGAGCCCCTGTGGCGATGCTGTTTAGGGCAAACTTGCCAGCGCCAGCAAGACCCCAGTCAGTTTTTCCAGTCGCCCTCTTTAGGGCTGCTGGCATCCATTCATTGGTAAACCCCTGAAGGATATCGATTCGCTCTTCGTTGCTGTCGGCCCGGTTGTAGCGCTTGGCGACTTCCCTGCGCTTCTCGTAATACTCAGGGCTGTTTAGCGCCGGATGGATGGATTCAATCTCCTGCATCGACGGCTCAAGAGACATTTGCCTTGGCATGCGCCTGGAGGCTTCCTCCTCAGACAGCCTTGATAGAGCGCCCGGTTCCACATGAACCATCGGCGGCTCGTCCTCTGTATCGAGGGCGCGTGGGGTAAATCCGCTAAAGTCAAAGAGGCCTTCGTGCTGCTTCGGCGCACCAGCATTGATATCCTCTAGGGCTTTAGAACGAACATCTTGAACCAGATCGCCTCCGGGAAACGGATCTGGCGCTATCGGCTCTGACTTGGGCGAAAAGCCCGAGAAGTCGAACAGCGGCTCTGCCTGCTCATTTGTAGCCATCTTGGGATGTCATTGAGGCCGGTGAAGGTGCTTCGCATCCTTCCAGGCCTCCGCTAGGTCTTCGTAGGGGTGATCTGCCACATATTCGGATATCTCATCCTCAATCGCAGGACCGGTTTCATCGTCCCTGTAATGCTTTAAGTATGTGCTAAGCATATCGTTGTATCTCTTCCTGACTCGTTCAGGCGTTACGTCAGTACCTGTGACATTTCTGCTAGGCCTATACTTATCTCCAAACACATCCTCCGCTGATTGGCTAGTCCCCTGATAGGCTCCGCCGCCAAGCTCTGCATCGGATGGAACGATCATTGGATCTCGCTCGGCACCACCCTCCCCGGCGACGTCATAAAAGCCAGCCACATATTCTTTAACACCGGCTGCGTTCCACGCATCATCGGTAAACTCAATGTTCTTTTTAGCATCTTCCAGATACGCGTCCTTGCTAAGCCCAGTTCGCTTGGCGCTGCTCGCAGTTGATCGAAGTATTCTGTCGAACGCTGCCTGCTTATCCCTGTCTTGCTCGCCCCACCACTGTTCAAATGTAGTGAAGTCCACTACAGCCTCTGCTGGCTCCTCTGCTGCGCGTTTGTTCCAGGCACCATGCCTGCCGAACGCACCAAGGCTAGCCGAGGCCTGCGCCCCGAAGCCCTGCTGCTTCATGAACTGAGTGGCCTTCTCCATGTTCATTTTTTTGTCCCATGCGTGCTGAGCGGCATTCATCGCAGTGGGGAATCGAACATCTCTCTGGTTAGACGCTGCGTAATACTCCTGAAGCTTGTTCTCAACCCTCCTTCGGGCGAGAATCAGTGCCTCCCACTCGTCTGGGAAAAGCTGTCTACCGTCTGGGCCTTCCTGCAATTTCTCATACTTCTCAACCTCACCCCTAAGATCCTCAAGCTCCGCCTGGAGTTGTTTGGTTGTGGCTGGAGAAGGCTGTCCGGTGCCGGTGCCTGTGGGCGTTCCTGTGCCCTTCTGGTGCAGACCCGTGTACTCATTGATGACCTTTGTGACCTGATTCGCTCTAGTCTTTGCGAGGGCTAGCTCGTGACTAAACTTGGGATCGGTTTCTATATCGGCCAGAGCTTGAGTGACTTCAGCATCACTAAGCTTTGCAAGCTCCTTGGCGAGCGCATCGGCGTTGTCGCCAGGATACCTAACGCCAGCTAACCTAGCCTTTATGGTCATTATCCTTCCCGCGAGCCCAAGCTCGGCCTGCTGCTCGCGCTTAGCGGTCAGATCCTTTCGATATATTTTAGCTAGTTTTCTACTGTAGGTTCTTACCTCTGAGCCAAGGCCCTTGAGGTCCTCTGCGGTTACGCTTGGATCTACTCCAATTACGTTAAGAGCCTCCCTGGCCGTTGGGTGATCAGTCTTAAGCAGACTGCCTATGTAGCTCACCATAGATGGATCAAGTATGTAGTCAGCCGGTAGGCCAATCCGTGTGGCCGGGTTCTCCAGCCCCATGTCTGGCTTAAATCTCATCGCCTCCTCAAGCTGACTGGTTGCCACGCCAACCTGGGACCTGAGGCCCTGCCTCTCGGACAAAAGGGCCTTAAGCTCAACAGAGTCGTCCGTGCCAAGCCTGCCCTTCCTTAACTCTGCCTTCTCCTGAAGCGCCTTAATCCTGGCCTCTGCCCGCTCAATAGATCCGCCTTCGCCGGTTAGAGAGTTAAGCGCAGCCTCTAGATCACCCATCTTTGCGCGCTGATCTTCTGCGGCACTGTATCGAGAGGGCAGATCAAGATCGCTTTTGGTGGCCCTAGATATAGATTTGTAGTGGCTAGGGCTCTCGCCTTCGGTGATTTCTTCTCGGCTTTGCGGCCAAGTGCCAGCTACTCCACCCGGCCTATACTCTATCTGAGCCCTTTGATTCAGTTCATTGGCAAGCCTTCTTAGTTCGCCAACATTAGCAGCCCCAGACGTCGTGTCGGCGGGTCTAGCAGCACCGCCGCCACCACCGGTTCCCCTGGCTGGTGTGTCAGACGTGGCAAACTCCTTAAAGATTGCATCAAGCTCACTTCCGCCGTAACCAAGCTTCTTCGCAATAACTGCCGCCACCTCGGCGCGCTTAAGCTTAACGTCCTGACGCCTGTCGTATTCCTTCTGCCCCCTTGTCGATAGAGACTGTGCAATAAGGAGTGCCCTTGGGACATCGCCAACGGCCTGAAGGGTGTTCTTGAACGGATCAGATCCGCCCGACATCGCCCCTGCCAGGGTCGGTCCGAATATAGATCCTGTTGGTATTGATGCCATTTATGCTGACCCAAAAAGGAAGCTAGAGTCTGACTCGCCTTCAGCGGGACCATATGCCCCCATCAGCGCCCGCTGGTTGGAGCCGCCAGTGCGAAAGGTGGCACCCTCGTAAGTGGGCGTTCCTGGGGCTGCTCTGAACGATCCTGGCGTAGCGCTCCTTCCCGCAAACCTCCCAAGACCCTCACGCATGGTGCCAAGCATGTCGGCCTCTGCTGCCAGCCCAGCGGCACCACCAACCGCAGTAGATGCGGCTGCGGTTATACCGCCGATAATCGCAGCAAGCGGTGCTGTGATAATGGCCTGAGGACCAGTGCTTGCTGCTGCCAGAGCAAGGGAAATACCGCTTCCAATCAGAGTTCCTGCGGTTGCACCACCCGTTCTAGCCAAGCCCGCCCTTGTGGTTCCTCCAGTTTGGTAAGCATGCTTCAGGCCCTCAATGCGTCCCATTCGACCGGGTCGATCAAACCCGCTGATTGCAGCCTGCCTAGCTGCCTCTAGCCCAGCGCTTTTAGACAGACTCCCCAGACCCTTGGTTGTGGTCTTGCCCATTTGCTGACCAAGGCTGGTTCCGGCGAGGCCAAGCCTACTAGCCATTTGGCCGGTTCTCTGACCCGCCGCCCCCGCTGCCTGACTGGAAAGCTCCCTGAATCTCTCATCAGCCCTTTCAACGGCTTGCTGCTCCTCGGGCTTAATGAAGAAGTCGTAGATGTCCTGCTGCGTAAAGTTAAGACGGCCTTGATAGGCTTCTTTATTGAGCCAGTCCATGAGATCGTCTTTGCTACTGATCGCAAACTGCATCTCCGAATCTGGGGTTGCTCCCTCGCCATATACCGATGGATCGGCCCTTGGGGCCCACCCCTGATCCATATACTGCTGAAGCTCTCGCAGTCCTACTGTTTCCTGAACAGCCATTATCTACTCCCTGTGCGATAGAGCCCACCACCAACGCCTGCACCGGACAGCCCGGATAGCGGGGAAAGTCCGCCGCCCCTGGCCCTTCTAGCATCATTCAGCGCCAGCTTGATCTGTTCATCATCCAGGCCCTGTCGCCTGCCCTCCGCGATTATCTGCTCGTCGGATGGGATTTGAGATGGCGAGATGCTTCCAGTGCCGTCCTGGTTTAGCTTCATCCCAAGGCCCTGGCCCTGTAGCGCGGCCTGAGCTTCTTCCGGGCTTTTCGCCTGCCTAAGGCTGGTTTCAACAGGCGAGGCGGGTTGTTCCGCTTCTCGCCCAGGAACCCTATCAAGCGCTCTTTCGGGATTAAAGATCGGGTCCAGTCGCCTCATCCTCCCGAGGTCCTCACGACTCAGACCGCCCTCTAGCTCCTCTCTGGCAAGCCATGGGTAATGGATTCCTCTAGCCGGATCATTCTTTATGTCGATCCACCTTTGCAACAGCTCCGGGTTCGCTGCCATGGCTCGCGCTTCCTCCGCCGAAAGGTTAGCCAGCCCACCGACCAGCCCACCGGCCGCTGGCACCCCCTCATACCATGGAGTGCCAGCCTCCTTGCGAGCCATTCGCTCTTTCATCTCTTGATGAATTGCGGGGCCAAAGCCGCCAATTCGAGCCCCTGTAGGGTCAGTGTAGACGGTTGAACCACCACCACCAACCAGCGCGCGCGTTGGGTCCTGGTTTCGCTTAATCGACAACTCAGCCAGCTTCTTCTGCTCTTCGTCAACAAGCTGGTCGATGCCCTTGCCGGTTGCTTCCCGCGCCTTTTCATCAAGAGAGCCCATTACAACAGCAATGTCAGGCACCATCTGAAGTAGCTTTGTGCCAGCGCCCCACCGCATTCTCTCTAGGGCGTCTTCAAAGCCAATGTCTTCAGCCCTGGCCCTCGTGCGTTGGTCTGCTGCTGCCGCTATGTTTGCAGACTCAGCACCAGACTGAGCCGATGCAATGGATGAGGCAAGGCCGGTTGCAATGTTCTGCCGAGCCCTGTTTCTGCCAGCGATTTCCTCGCCATAGATAATGTTGCCAGAGGCCATGGGCGAGCTATCAAGCTGGCTTAGCGCCTGGGCGTATTTAATCTGTGCTGGGGCTATCTGCGAAGATGCCTTGCGGCGGAAGTATTCTTCCGTAATCGGGTCGCCAAACAGGTTCTGATCCTCAAACGCCATGATGGTTCCTGGTTAAATATAGATTGCTGTTACAGAGGTATTAGGCGGTCCACCCTTAATGTGGTTAAGCATCCACTTGTCGTTGACCGTGCCAACGAGGGTTCGATAGGTATTAAACGTCATAGTCACCTTAAACGTGTGTAGGCCAGCCTCTACTGTACTAGCCGCTACACCCCAAAAGCTACCGTCAAAGCCCCTTCTTGAGAACGAGTTCTTATTTGTAGACGCAGTTGGGTTTATCGCATAGCGACATCTTGTATTTCGGCTAGATAGAGAACTTAAGGCGACACCATCCAGATAGCCTGTGAGGATAACTTCAAAAATGGCCTCAGAGTGTCCGTTTGTTGTTTGCTGAAAATAATTACCCTCCCTGGCCTGCCAGAAGTGGATCGATGACTCCATGATTAAGCGATTGGCTGGAACCGCCCTCCTCAGGTAGAAGTTGATCGATGAGCCAGGAATGTCGTACACCTTTCCCTGTGTTACTGGATCGGTAAACGCGGACGATGTCGGCCCAGACGTAGCTCCCTTACTCCAAAGGAGATATGTGTTGTATCCGGTGTAGTTGTTTCTCCACACCTTCGAGGTCGTGCCTGAGCTGAACTTTGTTGCAGGGATGGATCTGTTATTCCGTATATTGGAGTGACCGCTTTGGTGGTCGCCAATCCCTCCAGACCACGAGGCGAGATCATCAAACGCACCATCAATAACTGAAGCAGAGAATGGATCGTTGTGCGTGATTAGAGGTGGGTTCCAGGCTGTCATTACACCCTCACCGATATGACTTCTAGATGCGCTTGCTGAACCTCAACGTCTGCCGCAGTGGTGGTCGCGGTGTCGGCCCTTACCTCGATGAGGTGATCCGTTTCAGTAGCCTCAAACATATAGAAAAGCTTTATTGATTTATGCTCTAGCGCACCGATTTCCAGGTCTACCCACGACTCCCTTAGGCCGTCTACGTAGATAGCGGGTCTTAAGATTGCGTTGTTCGCAGAGTGAGTAGCGCTGACCTGGATTCGCGCGTAAACGATTACTGGGCCACCAATGTATGTTGCGGTTTTAACCGGGGCAGCAGTAAGCGGAACTATCAGTGGGTTTGAGTTAATCGCGGCAGTGGTCAAAGCTACAAGCTGGGTATGGTTTGCCACTATCTTCCATGATTCAGAATAAATACCAAGCTCGCCTATGTGCCTTAGCTCGATAGAGGAGTCTTCTATTCGGTCGGCGTCTATGTCTTTTGCGGTTGCCGCTATAGCCGCAAGGTTGCCGACGACAGAGCTACGAGAGGTCCTCGTTCCCGGCTCTATAAGATAAGGAAAGTCTATCATCGGATAAATCCAATAACGCCGATTGATATGTTTGTGATGCTCGGCATATTTGTGTCATCGACGCGCGGCCTAAAGGATGGTGTCACATGCCATGTTCCGGGCTCCAGGAACTGTGTGGCCCTGACTGAAATTGGAAGCCTGTTGGTTGTTCCTCCAGCCTTGCATTCGGTGCTAAAGCTTGCGTTCGTGCCACCGGCCGCAGAGCCATTTAGTCTTATAATTGCGTCTATCTTTAGCGGCCCACTGTGGGCTACCGCCCTTGTCGCTGTCGCCTGGAGAAAGAAGTGGTATTTCGCGGACACCCTTGACGTAAACCTAAGATCAAACCCAGAGCTATCCACGTCATTGAACTTTATGTTGGTTAGGTCTGAGCCAGACATCGACCCGGCCGTAGAGTATAGGAGGTTCTGCTGTGGAGAGTCCTCGTCGTAGCAGACGAATGGCCCCCGCTGCATGTCAAACGCATCCGCTGGATTGGGCGGAATTGCAACAGAATAGTTGATGGAGTATGGGGCAATATTGTTTTGATCTATTGAGGACATGGCGCTGGCTACTCGATAGAACTCCTCCATCAGGTTGTCGGCGTCAGCGACAGCGCCAGCGGTGAATACGTTCTTCTGGACGTAGTAGGTCATTGCTGTTCCAGAGTGGCGACATATTCCTCAAGCTCAGATGGCGCAGCGCCCTCAAGCGATATAGCCGCCCTGAGCAGAGATCCACGGTCCTCAAAGTCGCCAATCGGAGCGCCGCCGACCTCGCGAAGCGCCTTGTTCACGGTTCCGGCAAAGTCCATTTGAAGCCTGAGGTCCGGTATTCCCAGATCAAGCTCGTGTACCGCTGCGGCGATCCTTTTCGTCAGCCTACTCATGGTCCGTACCCTCTCCCCGTATACCATGGTCCTTCATGTGGAGGAGGAAGCCAACGATTCTCCAGCCAGCGTCACCACCACCATCAAACGATAGCTTAAGAGACTTTGCCGTTATGTTTTCGCCAGACTGATCAGACCCAGTGTTAACCAACTGACTCTTTGGCCTCGCAATACCGCTTAGATGATCAAGCGGGTCGAGCGGATCAGTAACCCTTATGTTTATCTTTTTGCATCGAACTCTTTTCTCGTCCCAGAGCTTCTTCGGGATGCTGGCTGTGTCGTGAAAGTCTTTCCACAGAAGCGGCCCGGTCTGCCCCCCAATAGAGTTGAGCTTTGCATCGTTCCACAGCAGCGCGTCTTGGTCTGCCGGGGTTAGGTAGTCCTCCCCAATGATATTCCTGTCCCAGTCCGTAAACCACTTTACATAGATCCTGTTGTCAAAATCCTCTGTATTAAGAGCCTTACTGCCGACCTGATACCCTCCGGTCTGGACATAGAAGACATCTACCCTGTAGAAAGTCTTGTCTGACTGAGGCGAGCTTCCGTAGAGCCATCTCGTCTCAAAGCTCCTTCTCATTGAAACCTTTGATAGCGGCGGAAAATGTGCAACGACCGTGTTCCCATCTCCAGAAATTGATGGAGTGAATGTCCCTCCTGGGTTGTTGAAGTAATATATGGCCGATCCAGCGCCCCACACGCCAAGATCATTAACCCCAGGATTCGTGCCGCCACTATTCTCTATCCAGTTTTCTGGCGTGACAGGCCCATGCTCAACGTGCGAGCTATAGCCAACCAACATCATATCTTTGTACCGAGCGGCAGCGGTTACGACCGCCTCCACCCTTGACAGGGCCCCGTTGTCTACATGAATGGCCCAGACCTCGTTGTTGAACGACTTCGGTCCAGAGGCAATGCTGAAGTAGACGCGGCGATTGGGTGGGTCCACCCAGGCTATGCTGTTCTTCAGTGTGTCACTCGGAATCTTCCTTACTATCTCTGAGATATCTTTTGATATAGGGACAACCTTTGTCCCATCGAATGCGTTGATGCCTTGCCTTGAGACAAAGTAGACCTTGCCCTCAAACCCTACGGCGGCGCGATCTGACACAGCGCCAATATTGCTGCTCATCGGGGTAAGTATTGGGACCCCGTTTTTATCCTGCGTGAGCATGAATGTGCTGCTCTCCTTGAAGACAAGGACGAAGTCTGACGAAAGGGAGAAGCCCGTAATCCTGTCGGCGGCGTTTGTTCCGATGAGTAGAAAGTTGTCTACCGGAACCGCCTCTTTCCCGCCCTTGTCCTTTGAGTACCAGAGCGCAGTGGGGTTCTCAGTGTTCCCCGAGTAGTACGTTCTTCCGCGAAAATAGAAGGCAAACCTGCAAAGTGGAGGTGGGCCATTTGATAGTGGGTCAGGCGATTTATCGCTAAGCGGGGCCTCTGGGTCTATGCCGTCTAGATATGTGTCTCCATCAGTCCCAGGTAGATAGCGGATTAGATAGTATGTAATTAAGTCCAGGCTTCGATACAGGTTTCTACCGATGATGTCGTCCTGCGGGGCTGGACCCTCAAGCCCAGCAACCATCACCATATACCTGTGCTTCTCGCCTACGTTGTCGTCATTTACAGCGTTTGATGCTGACGAAAGCTCACTCTCCTGCCCGAACTCACTTACCCACGATACCTTGTACTTATACGTCACCTTCGTGGTGGTTTTTGTCATCGCATGACCCGACCAGAGCAGCCCAACCCTCTGCTCTGAGATCGATATTTCGGTAGCCCCGTCCTCCTCGCCCAGGATCGTTGGGGCCTCTGGAGCCCCAGCTATGCCGAGCGGGGTGGCCTTCTCCCCGTCCCACTTCATGTTGGGATCTCGGCCGTTTAGAATTAAAAGGTTATTCGCCACCTGAAGGAATCTAGTGGCCTCAGAGAGGTTCTTTGGGATGTGCCTGTTCGTTAGAATGTGTGTGATTGACTCACCCTGAACTAGCGATATTTTCCCATCACACTCAATCAAGATGTCTGTTCTGCCCTCGTTCGTGAACGTACCAATAGAGGTAATCATTCTTGGGAACTGCATCTTTGCGTAGTGAACCGGGCTCCCAAACTTAACCGGCACCTTCTTCCAGGCGCGAACCAAGGGACGAATGCCTTCGGCGCTAACCACCTCACCCTTCAGGCTGAAGTAGACCCCACGATTGTCTGAGGACGTACCCTTCTCTTGCCAGACCCTGGTATCAATTCCAGTAACCTGAGACGGATCAAACGCCTGTACTGAGCCGCGAGCCTTGGTCATGTCCCTGACGGCCTGAAGGCCCCGTACCACCAAGTAGGCTTGCCGCGAGCCTTTCTTACGCCCCCAAAGACAACGCGCCTCTGCTGGTTCATTCTGTCGCTTTGAATCATCCTGGCGATGCCCATCTCGTATCGCTGCCGAGCGTGACCGGACCTCCCCTGCTCATCGCTAGCCTCAAGCATCAGGGCCTCAGCCCCGTCGAGAATGATTCCATGATACTGAGCGTCGAACAGCGGCCTATCGTTGTCATCGCCCATGCGCTTTGCCTCGACCTGGGTAATGGCACTGATTGTGTATTCCCCGTCTGGAACTGGATAAAGCTGCATGAACATCGTAGAGGAGCTAGCTGGGCCTCTTGTCGAAAGCTCCGTGTCCCTCCTGCATATCTGCTGGATTGTTGGGCCAGCCCCAAACCCAACTAGGTATGGAACGCTGTCGTTCGTCTTGCTTCTGTACCACTTTATCCCGAGGTCCTCGCGTAGCGCAGAGGGAGTGGTGGTTATGCTCACCGGTATTGTGTCGTGGGTTGCGTCTGTTATCTCTACCGTTGCTCCTGCGCTAAGAGCCGATTCAGCGCCAGTGGTTTCGTCAAACTGTGTCCACCAAAAAGTGTAGCTGCCAATCGATAGCTCTCCATTTCCTGCCTGTGGAACGCCAGTGTTAACTGCATAGGCGGGAGCCGGTATTGGGTCTTTATGAATAACTGAAAAGCTTGACGGCCTTCCCTCAACATCTCGACCAAGGTGAATCATGTTGATTGGGCCCACTGCGCCCATGCCAAGCGGGGTTCCGTAGCTTGTAGATCCGCCGTCGAACATCGCAGTTTCCACAACCGTCACAGTGCCGACCGGAAGGGCTATCTCGTTGTAGAGAACCTTGATGTAGTGGATTGCCGTAGCGAGCGGCGTTCCCGTCTGCACAGTGCATCTAAGCGGACGATCCAGCGTGAACTCAATGGCCGTCGTTGGCGCTGGAGAGCTTGGGTTTGCGATGTTTATAACTCTGTAGAAGTCATCGTCAATTCTGACCATCTTCCCAAGCGTGTTTGCCGGGATGGTGGGTGTCCCGACGCCAGGGCTAACGGCGTCCTGAACCTGAATTACGATGTTGCCGTTCTGGGTTCCGAGGACCTGTATTCCCACGGCGGGGGTAGCCCCCACGGCAGCAGCCGAGACAAACGGCGCAGTGGTTGCGTATGAGTATTCTCGACGCAGCCATCCCCACTTACGCCTGGAGCAGATGTCCAGGTAGGACTGGTTCAGCTTGCGGTCAAGCTTGGCGTCCGATTGGGAGTAATCCTCCCGCCGCTCTTGGAGAGCCGTTCTGAGTTCCGAAAGGTTCACGAACGACCCTCCAAGTTGGACGGGGGATTAACTAAGCCTTGCGGCGGTAACGGATCATGACCTTAAGGGCGGTCAGGGTGTTGCCACCGCTTCTGGTCAGCGTTATTGACATTCCTCGACCCTGTGGAATCAATTGATTCTGGTCAGGGGTAGAGGTAGCAGGGACATGGTTAGTCACTGCGACCCAGCCTGGGACGGCAAACATTGTTGCTGGCGTGGGAGCAACAGGCCCGCCAGTGGCGTTCTTGTAATCAGCTTGCAGGGTCCATCCGGTAGTGGCAGATCCCTCAGACAAGAGGGTGATTGCCTCTATGTAAATGTCTGAGTCTGTTGCGCCAAGGACGAACAGATCAGTGGCTGTGGCGCTAGTGTCTCCAATGTCAACAACGACCTCGTTGTAAATAGAGTACCCGTGAGGAGCGTAGTCCTTCGAAACGCGACTAACGTGTGGGGCTAGAGAAGCCATTCTTAATTCTCCTAGCTGTGATTGCCAGGGAGCCGAAGCCCCCTGGCTCACACGTTAATCGTTAGCCCCAGGTGGTGAGGCCGTTAAAGAAAACAGTCTGAAGGCCAGTGCCAGCAGTATGAGCAATTCCGCAGAGCTTGTTGCCAGAAGCGTCTGCCGTAAAAGTAGACGCTCCTTGCGGTGCCAAGCTTGTAGCAGCGCGAAGTATAACTCCATCGCCAACCACTGAAGCGGTGTTCATATTCGCCTGACAAACGCCCATAATTCGGATTAGGACATCCTCGCCAAGGGCGAAGGTACTCTTTCCGTTGCTGCCAAGGACAACCCCATAAGGGGCAACCTGACCAAGCGCGTCGCTAATTACGGGCACCCGAGTGCTAAGACCGTCGTCGGTAGCACCGACAGCGGGATCAATCTGGACAATGTCACCCCGGCTCAATGCAGCGTGCGCGCGCGCTGCCACATCAAGCTGTAGGGCTGAGCCACCATGAATAAATGTAGACATTTTTGTGTCTCCTTTCCCAGCTTAAAACTGGATTGCGCCAGTAAAGTTAGACACAGCCTGACGAGCCAAGCTTGATGCCGTGAGCATGGCAGTAAAGTAAGTGTGGGCGATGATGACATCACTGTTGGGCGGAGTCATGAAGTCCGTCATACGGAAGTCATCGTGGCTCAGGATTGCAAGCTGCAAGCCAACACCTGTCGCCTTACCCTGAACAAACGGGTTCTTTCCCGGAACCGTGAAGTGTTCCGGCTTCAAGTTGAAGTCGTTCACCTGACGCTTTCCGGTAGTGGTCAGCATGTAGGTAAGGCCCGTTCCAACCAACTGCTCCTCGGGAACCACCGGGGTGCCCTCAAAGAGAAGGTTCTGGAAACCCTGGTCCCACAGCGCCTTGTCCCGCTCAGCCTGATTGGGAGCCACCAGACGCTTGAAGAAGCGATACACCTGGGGGTCCGTCAGAATGATGTCGGGATGGGTGCTTTTCTGAGAAGCATCCATGTAAAGCTGTTCCCAGGTATCGAGGCCATCGGTTCCGAAGGCTGTCATCTGGGCTGACTGGTTATCCCAATTCACATATCCACCAGCAATGCCAGACTGAGCAATTCCACCGACCGTGAGGTTGGGGGTTGCGCTCACACTGGCGGGGCAGATGAACTGAGGAAGGCCCTGCAACTCATTGGGAGCAGCAGCGTTCGTCGTATACAACTGTCGGGAAAGCTCGTTGATCAGGCTGATCTTGGAGATCGCCATCTTCGCGTTGAGCAGGTTGACGATCTGGTAAGCGCCACGGTTCTGAGCAAGCTCAGTGTTGTCAACGACAACAGATGCGCGGTTCTTGTACCAAGTCGGGTAACGGGCCGTGTCCGGTCCATCTTCCGGCGTAGTCGAAAAGGTTGCGTAGGTTCCAATGGCCGAGACGTTGGAAGACTCGGTGAGGACTACGGGCATGCGGCATTCTGTGCCACCTTCATAACGGACTGCGCCCTGGCGATACATATGCCAGAGGAGAGGGTTGGACTGCACGATCTCCATTGCAACGGAGTCTCGAACAGCCTGGAGCGTAGTCGAATAGACACGATCCAACGCGAGGTTCGTAATTGTATTAGCAGGCATTTTATTCCTTTAGGTTTTAAAACCCCTGCTCTTTCAATGCTCTGGTCGCTGCCTCTAAAGCGGTTTCCCGCTTCTTCTTAGAGACAACAGATCCTTTGCGTGAAGCTACAGGAGCCGCCGCGTGGCGCTTCTTAGACTTTGCCTTGGTTTTTGCTTCACTGACATGCGCCCTGGCGACCTTCGCAGCGATGCGAACGGCCTTGGCAGGGTTAGTGACAGCAAGCTCTGTCAGGTCGGGGTCCGAATCGAGTACCTGACCCACAGTGGCTGCAAAGGTTCCGTGATCAATGTCGGGGTAATCCTGCGCCCATGCCTGATAGGCACGAACCACACGCTGTTGCGTAGCGATGGGTTGGATCTCGGCAACTGCGTTGCCAACTCCCAACTCATTTAGCTTTGCCTTAACAGCCTCGTTGACGTAATGGCTGATGACATCTTCAGGGGAGGCCCCCTTCGACATGTCTGGAGCCGCTGGCTCCTCTGCCTCCGTCTCGGCCTTCGCCTGATTTTGGCGAAGCAGGATCTGATCGACTACTGATCTACGGTCTTCGAGCGACTGCCGGTCGCTAGCGAGGCTTTGAGTCTTCTTCGTGTAATCCGATTGCCTCAGGAATCCGCGCTTTAGTTCTGCCTTAACCTCGGCAGGCACGTTTTCCATTGCTTCTATGTAGCTAAGCGGGTTGTCCGAAAAATCTTCAGTCTCCTCGGTTTCCTCGAAACCGTCGTCTGCCGAAGCTCCGGTCCCATCTTCGAGGGTGTCCACTTCTTCGTGGGCCTCGTCATGTGGGGTGTCGGTGGCGTCCATTGGTGTATTGTCTCCCAGCTCTGGATAATCCCAGAGTTTCTATTATGTGGGTGCATTCTCGTTTTATTGTCAAGTACCATCAAGCCATGTCAGCAAGAAAACCAAAATTAACCGCAAAAGAAGTGGACCTTTGGCATGAGAGAATCTCTCGTGCAGAGAAAGATATGGAGGAAAATGTTCTCGACGAGTGGAAGAAATCGTTCGAGGACTACATAGGCAAGAGGCACGACGAGGACGCCTATCACGACGACAGCGACGTTCCCAACTTTAACTTCTTGCTGTCCACATCCAACTCCCTACTTCCAGCGATTATCAGCGCAGATCCCTACCTTCGCATGCTCCCTCGTCGCCCAGACGACAAGGAGGGAGCAAAGATCGCAGAGGCTGCGGTCAACTATGTCTTCAGAGAGATCAACATAAAGAGAACGGTGAAGGACACTGTTCTTGACGCGATGCTCTATGGGATTGGGTTTGCCAAGGTTGGCTATGACCCATCTGGCGCGTTTCTCATGGAGGAGGACTATGAGGTTGGTCCTGAGATACTTGCGGAGGATGAAGACGCGGCAAAGCCTGACTCAAGAATCCTGAGAGAGGCCATGGCGATGGAGGATGTTCCATTTGATGATGGCCCGCAGGATAACCCAACCGCCGATAGAGTCGCCCCTTGGGACATTCTCCTACCTGCTGGATATGACGATATTCAGAAGTGCCCATGGGTCTGCGAGCGCATGACAATAAGGCTGGAGGACCTGAGGGCTGACGACAGGTTCAGCCTGCCAAAGAATATCTCAGCCGACTCCTGGCTATCGGACACCGTCCCATCTGAGTACAGCTACTACAAGGATGACGACTTCCTTGGAGAGACTAAGCCTGCTGAATACATCACGGTCTACGAGATCAGGTACTGGACGAGGACGAAGAACGGACAGCGAAGGCGGTGTCTGTGGCTGACCAGGAAGCAGGAGGGCCTGGACTCAAAGGAAACCATTCTTCGCCATATTGACGATCCGCTCCTCATGCGTGGATATCCCTACCAGCAGCTTC